GTGTTCTTATAATTGTTGGAATGAATGCAGGTCCTTGCTTAAAAGGTCCTATAATTGCTGCTCCAATTTCTCCTACTCCTTGTGCTAAGAAGGATAAATCATTTTCTCTTGTGAAAACGCCGGGTGATACGATTCTTTCTGACATTTTGTTTCTTCTATTTGTATTTTAATTGTGTATTAGTAATTACTTACATTAATACTCATATAAATATAAAGAAAATGTCCAAAACACAAATTTATTATTAAATCTGCACTTTGGACATTTATAATTTTGTTTTAGTTAATTAATAACCTGGAACAGAACCAGAAGGTGTTGGGTATGAAGTACTACCAGATGTTGGTGACCAAGGTAAATCTACAGTAGTCACTTCAATTCTAGCGTATTTCTTATTATTTATTTCTTTTTGAATTTGTCCATTAATATGAGTCATATAGTTAGTTTCATAAGAACCACTAACTACATTTTTAACCCAACCTAATACCAATTCTTCTGATAAATCATGATAGTCAACAAACCCATCACCATTTAAATCTTGAGGTGTAAATGGAGTTGCTCCATTGAAAATTCCAAAATTACCATCTTCATCAGTACCAGTTAATTTCCAGTTAGTACCAACAACAATGTTTTCAAAATTTTCACTGTTTTGTCTTTTTAATCCTACCAATTCCCATGTGTATGTTAATCCCATAATAAATTATTTATGTTTATATTGTATAAATATAACTATTTCTACTTTTTTGATATTTCCTCTTTTAATTCTTTAATTTCAGCTCTTGCCAAATCCAATTCACCTTTTAATTCTTTAATAGCTTCAATCAACAATGGAGTTAATCTACTATAATCTACAGTCTTATAGTTTTCTCCAGATTTAGAATAAACTTTACCATCTCCATTTACTGGGTCATTATCGCCACAAATATCAAAAGGTGCTAATGTTACAACTTCAGGTAAAACTGCTTCAACTTCTTGAGCAGATACTCCTAATTGAACTTTCTCATCAGTATATCCAAATCCTTTTGCTAATTCATTATTTGTATAATAAAAACCACGTAAACTCATTACTTTATCAAGAGCGTTTGGAATTATACTAATAATATCTTTCAATCTCTCATCAGAATAATATGCTGTAATATTACCCGTTGCTAAAATGTTACCAGCTCCAAAGTTTGCACCACTACTAATAAATCCTACTAAGAACGAACCATTGGATACGTTTGGTGCCCATCTTTGGTCATATGGATTAAGATTCACTCCCCATGCTTCCGTAATTCTAGCCATTGGGAATCCATCTCCACCATTTCCAGAATAAGGCCAACCTATTCTATTAAATCTATGGTCATTTGTATATGAGTTTCCATTAGGGTCTACATAATATCCAGTATTATTGGTATCATAGAATATTGGTGCTCTAAAACTTTCATTGTTTTCCGCATATCTTTCAATAACGTATCGAGTGAACCAAGAACCACCACCGCCAGGAGTTTCTCTTAAGTAAACAGTAGTACCTTGAGGTTTCCACCACTCACAAGAACCACTACCCCATTGATGTATTCTAAACATTGCCGGCTCCGTAGAGAAGTTACCAGAAGTTGATACCTCTAAACTTCTAAACGAACCATGTGGTTGTCCCCATCCATATCCATACGGGTCATGCCCCCACCAACCAGAACCACCCATATCACCATTAGGGTCAGCTCTCATTCTATCAGCTCTTATTACATTTATACGTGATGTACCATTCGGGTCAGAGTAAAATCCAGTATTATTGGAATCATAGAATATTGGTGCTCTTAATGAATTACCTCCAGTTAAATAGTTGTGTGCATATGATGTACCATCGGTGTACCAATCCATAGTAGAAACACGACTACCACCAGTATTAGTATTATAAAAATATGCATTACCTGCCGTACTAAAACGGAAATATGCTTGTCCAAATGATGTGTTTGGTCTGGAAAAATAGTAAGGACCTGAACCATCATGGTATGTATTATCAACGTTGTATCCAAATCCACCCCAATCCCAAGTATTACCCGGTTCAGAACACCACCACTGCATATGAACAAGACCAGTACCAGCTCCATTGTTTCCAGGTAATAATCGGTTTCTTATTGTAGTATCACCATGGCCACCACTCATTCTTAATCCACCATAAATTTCAGTAAATGATGCTGGGTTTATATAATATCCAGTGTTATTAGTATCATAGAATATTGGCGCTCTAAAACTTTCATTGTTTTCCGCATATCTTTCAATTACATATCTAGTAAACCAACTACCACCTCCGCCAGGAGTTTCTCTTAAGTAAACAGTAGTACCTTGAGGTTTCCACCACTCACAAGAACCAGAACCCCATTGATGAATACGGAACATTGCCGGCTCTGTAGAGAAGTTACCAGAAGTTGAAACCTCCAATGAACGGAACGAACCATAAGGTTTACCCCATCCTTGTCCATACGGGTCATGCGTCCACCAACCAGAGTTATCTCCGTATGCTCTATTGGTATCTGCTCTCATTTTATTAGTACCCGTTACATTGAAATAACTTGTACTAGCGAAATCACCATAATATCCAGTATCATTTGAATCATAGAATAATGGTGCTCTAGCAGAGCCAGCCATTTGTAGGTAGCTACTTTCTACAAAACCATTTTGTACGTTACCTATACGGAATTCAATAAATGATTCAGCTCCTATACAAAAATATGGACTATTATATACACCAGGTCTACCCCATGCTGCCCCAACTCTTACATTAGAACTAACGCCTTCAGCGTTTATAACGTGAATACCAGAAGTATCTCCGTTGAAAGTTACACCACCACTATTCAAATTTAAATTGAATGTTGCGTTAGGGTTTAAATAATATCCAGTATTATCTTGGTCATAAAATATTGGTGCTCTTGATGAACCAACAGAATATGAGTTACCACCTCTATCAACATAGAAATCAGTAACACCCCAAGAACCATTTCTAAATCCGTGGTCATGATTGATTCTAAAGTATCCAGAGTCTGCGTAACCATATCCACAACTCCATGTTTGACTATCAAATCCATTAGAGAATAATATTGATGGTCTATCGGTACCAGGAGAGCCATTAACTCTAAATTCTGCAACTATACCCCAAGAGTTATCACCCTGATTATTTGCTACCGTTAATGCTCTACTATTTGGAGATGTTGCCAATTTAGTAATTGTCATCACATGCCCAAGGTTAGCAAGTTCACTATATCCGTAAGGTTCTACATAATATGAAGTGTTATCTCTATCATAAAATAATGGTGCTCTTACAGAAGTAGTTGAATATGCAATACCACCTTGGTCCCAATACCAAAACGTTGTAGAACTTACATTTCTAAGTTCAAGTTGGTCAGATGGATTTTTTAATATATTAAATCTACCTGCACCAGCATCACCACTAGCACCAAAAGTAATTACAGAATAGTTATTTCCAGCATCTACTAATCTAATGTTTTCATTATAGTTACCACCAGACCATCCACCGATTCTAGCCATACCATAAACACGCAAACCATTTCCATTATTACTTGGGTCTAAAAAATATCCAGTATCACTTATATCATAGAAAGCAGGAGATAAAATACCATATTCAGACCTTACATAGTTATCACCTCTACCAAATGATGCAATTTCAGTACCTGTAAATGGTGAGTTGTTATAAATTCTAGTTCCTCCATAATATGCTTCTGCTCCAATATTAATACCAGTGTGCCAAGCTAATGTAAGCTTGTTATAGTTTCCATTATAATTTTGTAATCTATTGTAAATTAAGTAATATGGTTGCGAATCACTTCGTGCTCCCCAAGTAATACCACTATCAGTAGATGCTGATGATGGGTCCGTTGTAGAGTTTGAAAGATTTATATGTCTTGTTGTTCCAGCTCCACTACCTGCTCTAGCTACAAATGTACCACCACTATCATACCAATAATCGCTTAATATTGATGGTGCTCTAAATGAATTTCTAGCCCAAACTATACCATCATTTCTTACTTCCAATGCATAACCACCAGTTCCTACTCCACTTATGGCAAATCCTTCAGTTGAACCACCACCAGTCCAAATAATATTTTTTAATGCCGCTCCTAAATTTGTTGTACTTGTTGTTGTTCTAAATCTAGCTCCCCATACATCTGATTCAGTATTAACAGAAATCAATCCATTATTTGGAAGATTTAACGTAGATGTTAATGTTAATATACTAAATCTAGAAGTACCAGTTGGGTCAGCAAGATATGTATTATCATTACTATCAATAAATTGAGTTGCGTAAATAGTTCCTAATACAGTTGTACTTGCTGCTAATGTATTATCAAGTTCTTCAATTTTAAATCCTGCTATTTCAGCTTGTCCACTATATCCACTATATAGATAATTGTGTAACCAACCCAATTGCATAAATTTTGCATATCCATACCAAGTATATCCAGCACCAGAACCAGCTGGTCCGATTGTCATTGTATATTCCGTCCAAGAAGCAGGTGGAACGCCATACCAATAATAAGGTTGTCCCCAACCACCATTATCAGGTTGTCCGTAATTATAAGTTGCTTGTGTAAATGATAAATAACAAAACGGATTACCAGACGTTGCTCTAATCCAAGCTGATACTTTATAAGTTTTAGTTGGGTCAATTGCTACCCATCCATTTTGTCTATGTCCACTCCATGCAGCACTACCAGCAAATGCAACATCACCAATAGGTGCATCACTTAATCCACTTCTATATGTTGTATCAGGCCAAATAAATCCACCATCTGCTCCACTCCAGTTTCTAGTAAAATATTTACCATCCGGAACAAACATACCAAATAATGTTGAACCATTATTAGTTCTAGTTGAAATATTACCACCAGTTTTTACAACAGATAATATTGATGTACCATTAGGGTCTAAATAATATGCGTTATCACTATAATCGTAATATCTTTGTGCGTACATATAACGATATGCTGTCATATCACCATTTGCCATATCCATTCTCAGCATTACAGTGTTTGTACCGCCACCAACGTTATTCTCAATACCAGACGTTTGTGCTCTAGTAAAATCAATTGTGTTTATTGGATTATTATGCCAAATACCCCAAGGTGTAGATTCTTCTTTGTAAATCCAAGGAGATGTTTCCCCACCACCTGATGGATTTACTGACCTTAAAAATACAGGATATGTAGTTGAATTAACAGCCTGCATTCTAATACCTTCGGCTGCACTATTACCATTCATAGTAATATTTGTGCCGTTATTATTAAGAGTTAATGAATATAAATTAGATGTACCACTATTAATATAATATGTTGTACCACCCACATAAATTGTACCATCAAATCTTGCATTTCCACCACTGTAAACGAATTTATCACCTCTAACTCTTAGGTATGTGCCATCTGTCATATACCAACCACCACCCCAACCAAATCCAATTTCTTCATCTCTTAAGAAAGTTGAAGTACCTCTACCAATTACAAAGGCATCATTATTATTTATTAATTGTACAGATCCATTTATGAATATTCTGTTATTTGATATTGTATCAATTACTGATGTGTTATCGGTAGTTGTGTATGAAAAATCCGTTGTACCAAATCCTACTCTTTGTGTAGAGTTCATTTGCATACCAGTTGTACCATTAGTTGCTAAATACATTGTATTAGCTCCTTCTGCATGTAATGTTAAACCACCTGCTAAGTTACTATAAAAATATCCACCATTTGCTCTATATTGACCAGATGCCGCATATGTACTTCCAAACAATCCACCCCCAGCTCCATTTACACTAACATCGTTTCCTAATTGTAAATTACTATTAGCCGATGCTACTGTATTTCTTACACCAACTACACTTCCAAATTGTACTGAATCGGTTGTACGGACATTTTGATTCATTGCGTACAATTCATTTGCACCTTGCCCAGTATCTACCGTAGCAAAAGTTACTGCATCAGTTGTTCTAACATTTTGGTTCATTAAATAAACTTCCGTTGCACCAATACCAGTATCTATTGTACCACTAAGAACTACGTTACCTGCTACATAAAGTCCATCTTCAGCATACCATCTATCAGCAGCCTCATCCCAATAAAATGCTTTTGTTGCAGATGAACCTCTCTTAACTTCAATACCTGCGTTTTGAGTTGGTGCAGTTGCTGCAGTTATATCTGCGTTAAGTGTAATAATATTATCACCTATATTAAGAGTTGTTGTATTAATATATGTTGTTGTACCACTTACAGTAAGGTCACCACTAATTGTAGCGTTACCAGTTACCGCAAGAGTTGTACCATTAAAAGTTAAATTTGCTTCAACGGTTGCATTTGGTGCACTTCCATTTAAAGTAATTACACCATTATCAGTTGTACCAGTTAATGCTAATAAACCAGATGTACCTGATGAACCAGAAGTTCCTGATGTACCACTACTTCCAGAAGTTCCTGAGGTGCCAGACGAACCAGAAGTTCCTGATGTACCTCTACTTCCGCTTGTTCCAGATGTACCACTACTTCCGCTTGTGCCAGATGTACCACTAACTCCAGAAGTTCCAGAGGTGCCAGACGAACCAGAAGTTCCTGATGTACCCCTAGTTCCGCTTGTGCCACTACTTCCGCTTGTTCCACTACTTCCAGCCGAACCACTCACTCCAGAAGTTCCGCTGCTACCGCTTGTACCACTACTACCGCTTGTACCACTAGTTCCAGAAGTTCCCCTTGTACCACTAGTTCCAGAAGTTCCTGATGTACCACTACTTCCAGCAGAACCACTTACTCCAGAAGTTCCACTACTTCCAGCAGAACCACTTACTCCAGATGTACCGCTTGTACCACTACTTCCAGCCGAACCACTCACACCAGAAGTTCCTGATGTACCACTACTTCCAGCAGAACCACTCACACCACTTGTACCAGCAGACCCAGACGAACCTTGTACTCCATTTATACCAGAAGTTCCTGAAGTTCCAGACGAACCTTGTACTCCACTTATACCAGAAGTTCCCGATGTACCACTTGTACCTCTACTTCCACTAGTACCAGAAGTTCCATTAGAACCTGATGAACCTTGTACTCCACTTACACCAGAAGTTCCTGATGTACCTCCACTTCCAGAAGTTCCCGATGTACCACTTGTACCAGAAGTTCCCGAAGTACCAGCACCTCCACCTGCTCCACTTATTCCTGATGAACCAGAAGTTCCTGATGTACCTCTACTTCCAGAAGTTCCTGATGTACCTCCACTACCAGAAGTTCCGGATGTTCCACTAGTTCCATTTGTACCACCTCCTCCAGTTATACCACCACTACCAGCAGTACCGCTTGTACCAGAAGTTCCTGATGTACCGCTTGTTCCAGAAATTCCCGATGAACCGGTTGTACCACTTATACCAGATGTACCGGCAGATGCATTCGTACCAGAAGTTCCGGCCGAACCAGAAGTTCCCGCTGAACCAGAAGTTCCTGATGTACCACTACTACCACTCGTTCCAGAAGTTCCTGCTGAGCCGGTTGTACCACCACTACCAGAAGTTCCTGATGAACCTGTTGTACCAGCAGAGCCTGTTGAACCACTTGTTCCAGAAGTTCCCGAAGTACCACTAGTCCCACTACTTCCACTAGTCCCACTACTTCCAGAAGTTCCAGAAGTTCCTGATGTACCAGCAGAACCAGTTGTACCCGATGAACCCGTTGAACCAGAAGTTCCTGATGTACCAGCACTACCGGTGGAGCCAGATGTACCACTACTTCCAGAAGTTCCTGATGTACCACTACTACCGCTTGTTCCAGAAGTTCCTGATGTACCTGAAGTACCAGCCGAACCAGTTGTACCTGATGTTCCAGAAGTTCCTGATGTACCAGATGTTGCTGCGGCTGTTTTAAAACCAATCTTACCAGTTGTAGAATTATAAACTAATACATCATCGGTTGTTATATCTGGTTTTAGTGAACCAATTCCAAATGATAATGACCCAGTTATACCTACACTACCAGTAAATTCTTGCTTATCGTTTTGTGCATCACCAAATTTGTTGCTTCCACTTGCGTAGATTATAGATGATGAAATGTATGTTGCAAATAATTCAGTTGTATTTATTTTTCCAGCTACAGTTACATCTCCTCTAAAAATACCACTACCAGTTACAATAAGGTAATCTCTTATAGTTACGGCTGTATTTATTTCCAATCCTCTATTTGGAGAAATTATAGCTGTTGCTGAACCTGATTTTAATCTATCTAAATCACCAATAGATGCTGCGTTTATATTAAATAACCCACTGCCATCTCCTCTAAATAAAGATGCCGATATTGATGATGAAATATTAGCCGAACCACTAATTTGTGTGTTTGCTTTTATTTGTAACGGATTATTACCAAATGAATCAATTTCATCCGTTTGTATTTTAGAAGCACTGAAGTTTCCTACAATACTTATAGATTCAGATGAGGCATTTAAAATAGGAGAACCACTTACAAAAAGTGATACACTATTTACACTAGTCTGATTTAAACCATTTGGATTATTACCGTTAAACGCCATTTAATATATCTTTTTATTATGTCAATTCTAATACTGAAACAATTACATCTGCCGAAGCTGCTAAGGATGATGTAACTGAAATAAAGTCTGTAGCTTCTAATACAACTTTTTGGTCTCCACCTACCATAACATTTGAACTACCCTGTACAATTAAAGCATTTTTTACTAAAAATACACATTTATTTCCACCATTATCTCTAAGCATTACACTTACAGAAATATTTTGGGTTGATGTATTTGCTACATTCACACCAATCACAGTTGCTGCTGTTCCTGCTGGCGTTTCATAAACTTTAACACCAGATGTACCTATTGAACTTGTTATACTATTTTTAAATGTATTTGCCATTTTGTTTTATTTTTTATCCTAATGCTATTGCAAATGCTATTGCAGAGTCTAATACGTTTACACCATCCACCAAATATCCACCTTGCGTTAAATAAATAGAGCCGGTTATGATTTGTGAACCAGTAATAGATAATTTTTGATTTACATTAAGATAATCAAATGATGCTTGTGACACATCAATAGTACCCTTAAACGAACCAGTAAAAGACCCAGTAAATGAACCACTTAAATTTGCGTATGCATTTGGCCCCTGTGAAATTGAACCTGAAAATATTGGACTATGTATTACCATTTATATCTATATACTTTTGTTATAGGTATAAATATAAAATAATTTCCTTTTAAGGTTTCACCGGCCATTCTATACTAAATGGGTTAGTTTGTGTTGTAATATTTCGTAATGCTTGTCTATATACTGTCCAAGCTTCTTTTGTTTCAGATGGGATATCGGATAATTGTGTCCAATCACATTCTGTAAGTAATTCGTTTCTTTGAATTCTAATTACTTCCCATTGATTTTCTATTCTATAAGAAATTTCTTCTGTGGTAGCGTTTGTTTGTGTCCAACTTTTATAATAAACTCCATCAATTAAAGTAGGAGTTCCTTCCGTAATATTTTTTGTGTAATCAACCGGCATTGGAGTTGGTTGTACTACATACATATTCCATTCAATCAAAGCTTCATCAGTTAATTCAGATGGTAAGCTTGTATTTGGATATGAATTTCTTAACTCGTTAATAGTATAAGGATAGTTAATCGTATTGTTTATAATTCGTAAATACATATTATTTAAAAGTTGAAGGTATTGATGCAAAATTTGTTAATCCAGTACAATTATTAAATGCGTTAGTACCGGCTGGTGCTGGGATTCTATTCCAAATTTCCGGAGCAGTACCAGACAATGAATTTATCGTACTACTCATATTATATACATTATTAAAAATAGTTACGCTTGTATTATATGTAAATTGTAATACATTTGTAAGTGCTCTACAATTATAAAAAGTACCAGAAAAGTTTACAGCGGTTGTATTTTGGTCAAATAAATCAGAAGGTACTGATGTTAGTGCCGTACAACCAAAGAAGCAAGATGCAAATGTTGTTACATTTGGAACATTATTAAATAATCCAGATGGTACTGTTGTTAATGTTAATGCTGATGCGAATGTGTTTGAAAATGTTGTTGCTTTCGTAGAATATTGAAATATATCAGCTGGTATTGTTGTAATTCTAGTTGCTTGCATAAATCCTGAGAAAGATACTACTTCATCTAAACCAG